TATGGAACACATAAGAAACATTCTTTCAGGCAAAAACTTTATGCGTAATTTTATTGCGATAGTATGGTCTGTATTTTCCATGTGGTACATTGGTTCAATTACATTTGTTTCAATACCTGCTGAAAACCTAAGATTTGTTGATACTGTAATTGGGTTTTTACTCGGTACTATTGTAGCGGGAATTATTGGTTACTACTTTGGTTCTTCACAAGGTAGTGCGGATAAAAATGAATTGATAAAAACTGAAAAACGAGAAAATTTAAACGAAAATTAATATGAGCTTAAAAAAATTACAAGAAAAAATAGGTGCAACACCTGATGGTACTTTCGGACCAAATACTTTGAAACTAGCTGCTGCATACTACAAACTAAGTCCTGAACGTGCCGCACATTTTTTCGGACAAACTGCACATGAAACAGGCAATTATGCAACATTCAGTGAAAACTTAAATTATTCTGCAACCGGGTTGAAAGGTATATTTGGCAAGTATTTTCCAGATAATTTGGCTGAATCATATGCTAGACAACCAGAGAAAATTGCTTCTAGAGTGTATGCAAACAGAATGGGTAATGGTAATGAAGCATCTAAAGAAGGTTACGTTTTTCGTGGTAGAGGCGCACTTCAAACAACCGGAAAAGACAATTACAAACAATTATCAGAACACTTACAAAAACCTGAAATATTGACTAATCCTGATTTGGTAGCCACTGAATTTGCATTTGAATCTGCACTATTCTTTTTTACCAAAAACAAATTATGGGCAATTGCCGACAAAGGTGTTAATGCTAATACAATTCTAGAAATAACAAAACGTGTAAACGGAGGTACTCACGGTTTAGATGATAGAACAGTCAAAACAAATCAATATTATAGTTGGCTCAAATCATAAACAGTTCACGGAAATAGTTTTTCTTCATATTTATATTAAATAAATTGTTACAATGAATCAATTATCACCAGAAGAATTAGAAACACTTCGAAATTTACAGAAAACGTACTCAGAAATCACTGCTAAATTTGGTCAGGTAAAAGTAGAAAAAATACTATTAACCAATCAATTAAACAATTTGTCAGTGCTTGAACAGTCATTCGAAGCAGACTATTTAGATACTCAATCAAAAGAAACCGAGTTTCTAAAAACATTGGAATCCAAATACGGTAAAGTAACCGTTAATTTAGATTCAGGAGAAATTACAACCTAATTTACCCATTTTCATTTTTTGCGAATATATTTATATGTAGATAACTTTACATATTAATATTTAACAACCAAAAATAACAAAAAATGGCAGAAACAATTCTTTCTCCCGGTGTATTTACTAATGAAAAAGACCTTTCATTTTTACCTACCGGTATAGCCCAAATCGGAGCGGCAGTAGTCGGGCCGACGATTAAAGGCCCGGCATTTATCCCAACTATTATAGAATCGTATAACGATTTTGTAGCAACATTTGGTGATACCACTACTGAATCTTATGTACCTTATACTGTAAAAGAGTATTTGAAAAACTCCGGTAGAGTTACCGTGGTACGTACTTTATTTGAAAATGGATACAAGATGGATGCACCTCTAGGAATAGTGGCATCAGGTAGCTATGGTAAAAGATTGGTTGCAGTATTGCATCCTACACAAAAACTTACCAATCCAAACACATATGATGGTACGTTAGCCGCTTTTGAAAAATCACTAGTAGCAAATAGTACTACCACATCAGGTAGTTTTGTATTAACTATTTCAGGGTCATCGTTAATACCATACGGTTCCACTATTTTGTCTGCAAGTTTAGTTAGTACAAGTCCGCAATATATCAATAAAATATTACCATTAGGACCAAAAACAAATACGAGCCCAGCAGCAGTGTCCGGGTCTCAACCAGCATACTTATACAATACATTTAACTCAGCAATTAGTGCGTCATTAGCCGCAGATGCTAATACTAGAGTGGAGATCGTAACCGGGTCAGCTGATTCTTGGGACTTCGATGGTCTTGATGCATTATCTGCTTCTACACCGTGGATTACATCACAAAAAACAAGTGGTAACATTACTAAAAACTTATTCAAATTTCATACGTTATCAGACGGCAACGCAGTTAATTATGAAGTTAAAATAGGTATAACAGATGTTAGACCGGCAGGTACAGTACCAGGATCAAATTACGGTTCATTTACGGTTGTAGTTAGAGCAGTTGATCAAACAAATATTCAAGGCTCACCGTTTATGACAGACGATTCAGATTCTAGACCTAATGTATTGGAATTGTTTGATAACGTGACTTTGGACCCTAATTCAACAAATTATATTGTACGTAGAATTGGTGACCAATTCACAGATATTGATGCTAACGGTAAATTAAGTCTTGTTGGTGATTATCCTAGTAAAAGCAAATACATTAGAGTAGAAGTAGACTCTGATGTTAAAAATCAAGTTAATTCAGAAGCTTTAGTACCTTTTGGTTTTAGAGCACTAGTAGCACCGGTACCGGCAAGTTTTGTTGGTACAGTATCAATACCGGCAGTAACATATGTTACTAGTCAAGTAATTGCAAATTCATATAACAAACGAAAGTTTTTCGGATTTGATTATGATTTATCGAATACAGATAATTTGAACTTTTTAGCACCGTTGCCGGTAGAAGCATCACAAACAACAGGTTCAAATACAGATTTCTATTTGGGTAATTACACACAAAACGCAGGAGCAGGTACTTATACCGGGTCAATTGATTTGTCTGCTAATACTTCATTAGACACTCGTAAATTTATGGTACCATTCCAAGGTGGATTTGACGGTACATATCCGAATTTAATCAAATTAACCGGCTATGATATTGCATCGACCAATATGCAAGGATTCGATTTGTCTGGACCTACTGAAACAGGATATATTGCTTATAAAAAAGCAATAGACGCTGTAAGCAATCCTGATGAATTTGATATCAATATGTTGGTATTGCCAGGTACAAATTATACGGAACATTCAGGTATTCTTGATTATGCTATGAATACTGCATTAGATAGAGGCGATACATTTGTAGTAATTGACGCAGATGGGTTACCTGCAGACGGTGTACCTGCTGCGACAGCATTAGCAGATGCTGTTAACTCTGTGAACACCATAGACAACAATTACGCTGCCGTTTATTGGCCATGGGTTAAGATATTAGACACTGCTATTAATAAGCCTGTTTGGGTACCTACCGCTGCCGTATTACCGGGTGTTATTGCATTTAATGACAGAGTATCAGCTGAATGGTATGCACCAGCAGGTTTGAACCGTGGAGGATTAAATTCAGTGATTGATGCATGGACTCGATTAACACAAGGCGAACGCGATACTTTATACCAAGCACGTGTAAATCCTATTGCAACATTCCCTGGACAAGGCGTATGTGTATGGGGTCAAAAAACTCTTCAAGCTAAACCGAGTGCATTAGACAGAGTAAATGTAAGACGTTTATTGATTGCAGTGAAAAAGTACATTGCTTCTGCAACCAAATATCTAGTATTTGAAAACAATACGAGCGCAACTCGTAACAGATTTTTAAATATTGTGAATCCTTACTTGAGCTCAGTGCAACAACGTCAAGGTTTATATGCTTTCAAAGTGGTAATGGATGAAACAAATAACACTCCTGATTTGATTGATAGAAATATTATGTATGGACAAATTTATCTTCAACCGGCGAAAACGGCTGAATTTATTGTTTTAGACTTCAATATTTTACCAACGGGAGCAGCTTTTAGTCAGTAATAATTTCAATTGTATTTTAAAGAAAAGGGCCATTATTGGCCCTTTTTTCTTTTCTGAATATATTTATTATAAATTATTAAAATGAAAAAATCAGAACTAATACAAATTGTACAAGAAGAGATTTCTAAAATTCGAACAGAGGGTTTTCAAGGTGACGGTAATGAGGGAGATGGAATGAGTGGTTTTAGAGGTGGAAATACAACAGGTATCCCTGCTAATCTAAGTTTATCGCCCAAACAGACACTCGATGTTTTACAAAAAGTTTGGCAGAAAATACCTGGCGGGAATGATCGAGACATTCCGTTAGCGATTAGAACGCTGTTGGATAAAATGGGATATCAAATAATACACAAATAACACGTAAATAACAATGAAACTATCACAATTTAAAACTCTTATTAGAGAGGAAGTTAAAAAGGTATTGAACGAAGATTATATCAGAAAAATGAATTTGTATACAGACGAATTCGACCAATTGTCTTCTCAGGACTACAACAAATTAAGTAAATTAATACAGCATCTTGATAAAGTAGGAGATACAAATAAAAAGTTTGACACTGTTGTAATGAATATATCAAGTTATGGTGACTTTGATGATGCTAGTTCTATGCTTGACTATTACTATGAATTAGCAAAAAAAGCAAAAAGCTTATTTCCAAATGAAGCTAAAATGGCTTCTGAAATAGTTAAGATTCTAGAACCTATTGCATAAGTTCAATTCAATTTAATTAAGAAGGGCCCTACGGCCCTTTTTTCATGAAAAATTGTATATTTATTATAAATTAATAACAATTAATATGAAACTATCACAATTCAAATCACTTATCAGAGAAGAAGTTAAAAAAGTATTGCAAGAAGGTCTAATGTCTGAAATCGATAGATTGGCTAAAGAATCAGGTTCAAGAGCAGAGTTTATTAGCAAACTTAAACCGTGGCTTAAACGCAATGCAGCTGATGCGGGTATGGCAAATGATCCAGGTGCTGTAAAGTACTTTGCCGATATGTATTTTAAAACAAAATAACGAAGTAAGTATTCATGAAAAAATCACAATTAAGACAAATCATTAAGGAAGAAATTACTTCTGTATTAAAAGAACAAGAAGCTTCCGATGCAGTAGCTGCCATTGAAAAAATCAAAACGGCAGTGAAAGAATTATCAGGTACTAGTATAGCACAAGAAGATATGGTGCTTCAAAAACTATTAGCTAAATACACCGGATTGTTAGGTAAAATTACTAGCTACGTAAATACCAAGTACAATGTAGGTGATACTGAAGAAACACCTGAAGAAACACCTGAAGCTCCGGAAGAAACACCTGAAGCAAAACCAAAACCGAAAGTTGCACCTACCGTAACATCGGGCGCGCCGGATTATTCTAAAACAGTTTAACGTACAATATTTTTCCAAAAGATTGATATTTATATTTAAAGATTAATAACAATAAACACAAATAAAAATGGCAGAATTATTAGATCCGAGTGAGGTGATGTTCACCGCATTTGAACCCAAGGTAGCTAACCGATTTATCATGTACATTGAAGGTATTCCTTCATACTTGATTAAAGCAGCCGGTCGTCCGGGTATTACCTTTGGCGATGTAGTATTGGACCACATCAATGTGGAAAGAAAACTCAAAGGAAAAGGTAGATGGAATGATGTAACAATCACTTTGTATGACCCTATTGTACCGAGTGCAGCTCAAGCAGTAATGGAATGGATTCGTTTATCACACGAGTCTGTAACAGGCCGTGATGGTTATTCGGATTTCTATAAAAAAGACATTACATTCAATACATTAGGACCTGTAGGCGATAAAGTTGAAGAATGGACACTAAAAGGTGCATATATTGGTGATGCCAATTTTGGTGATATGGATTGGAGTACAGAAGACGCAGTTAATATTCAATTGACGTTGAAATATGACTACGCAATCTTGCAATTCTAGGATTTTTCGTAAGTAATAGTAAAATTACATCAATATATTTGATAGTTAGAAGTATTTTTCTTATATTAATTAGTATAAGAAAGATACTTTTAACATGACCGGTAGTACGAATAAGATATAAGGCTCACATATTTATATTATATGACTACAATCGATAAAATTCCGTATACAGATTACGTTTCAGAAAGTGAATTGAATAGGATTCTACAGTCACCTACCGTTAAAAAATTTGTTAAAACTTCTGACAATTCCGCTAGTTCAATATCAAACATTTTCGGTGATACACTATTACGAGTATTACAGTTATGGACCGTAGAATCTAAAAAAACTTACATAGAAGCAATAACCGCATTTCTACCTGTAATTGATGTGATTAAAAACGATTATCCGGAAATATTTGTATTGGACACAAACAAATACAGTTCTTTATATAGAGGTACAAATCTCGATTCAAACAAATTGAAATCTTTTATTGAAACTACTGATAAAACCAATTGGAAACCAGTTAAACTTAAAAACGGTTTAACGTTTATGGTATACTTTGATAAACAGTTTACATATAACCCGCATCGTAAAATGCAATCATGGAGCACCAATAATGACAGAGCGGCGGAATTTGGTGAAGCTATAGTAATAGTAGACACTAAAAAAGGAAAGTATTTAATGAATCCCGATTATTTTCATAACATATCCAAACAACAAGACAATGAATTTGAAACCATTAATATAGGTAGCAATTTGAAAGTTTGGGTTGGTATTGAAAAAGCGTGGTTTGAAGATTTAATTAAAAACAATTAATCAGATATTTATATTAAATTTAGTATATCCCATGAAAAAATCAGAACTGCAACAAATTATCAGAGAAGAAATTGGTAAAATACTTTCTGAATCCAAATACAAAGTTGGTGATGTGGTGACACCTAAAATAGGCCCGCATAAAGGTCAGAAACATACCATTATACATGATTTTGGTAACGGTAAATACAATATCAAACCGGTAGGATTAAAAGGCTCGCAAATCAAATACAAATTAGGCGCAGCCGGGGCATCAGAAAAAGATTTAGAATAATACAACCGACCAAAATACTAATATGAAAAAATCAGAACTACGCCAAATTATTAAGGAAGAAGTCAAAAAAGTATTGGCATACAAAACATTGACTGAATCTGCTATCGATCCAAAATCATTCACTAAATTGTTTATACAAAACGTGAAAAATGGATTGGTTACTAAACCTGTAACTTTTAAAGACTTGAAAGATTCTTTAGATTACGTTACGAGTATAAGTGGAATTCCTGACATTAAGAAAACATACAAAAAGGAATATCAAGAAATTATTGGTCATTTAGCCGCTCACTACGATTTAAAAAAATAAAATGATTAAACTAGCATCATTACTTAAAGAGGAACCTTTAGTACCTGTAGATCAAGCACCTGAGCATGATAATACTTACATGTTTTTTCAAAATTTGGAAACAATATTTAACGCGGTAAAGGAGTTAATTGAAATGGATAAAGCACAGGTATCCAAATTGTTGGCTGACGATCACGGTTGGGCATTAGATCATATATCCACTGCTACAGATGACGTGACAGAAGTTCATGGTTTTGTAAAAACCAATTTAACGGAACCTATAACGGAAGCAATGGGTGCATTTAGAAGATTGGTAGTTACTTCCGGAAAAATGAATACGGTAAAACAGGAAGTAGAAGATTTCATTAAACGACCTAATATCAAATCGGATTTTCCGGATGCAAAAATATCTGTGAAACCGGGTATTAAACCGAATGTACTAGTTGTAGACGTAGAAGCAATATCAGGAACTGCATTGGCTAACAAAATAAGTGACGTAGTTAAAAAGTTTGATAAAGCGGCAAATATCAAAGTAAGAAAAGAATTGAAATTGAAACCGAGTAAATAAATTATTCAAAAAAACAATGAAACTATCACAATTCAAAACTCTTATTAGAGAAGAAATTAAGAATGTACTATCAGAAGATGATTTATCTACTAGAGTGGCTACTTTAAATAGAGTAGCTAGCGCCCGCGACGCTGCAAAACCTTACGATACTTTAGCATTAATATCAAAGTATTTGGATACAAAATATCCAGAAATTAAATACAAAAAGACTAACCCGGTTGGTTCTGGTGCACTGATAAACATAGAAATAAAAATGAAACCTTATGAGGCAACGGTACAAATGAGCCTCGATGGTAAATGGAATGCTTTCACAACAGGACCAGGACCCGCCCTACAGCTAAGCAGGTTGGCTTCTAAAGATCCTAAAGAAGCATTCAAGAAAATTAAACCATGGCTTGACACCACCATTAAAAATATGAAAGCCAAATCTTATTAAGTAGTAAATGCCTCAAATTATCTGAGGCATTTTCATGTAAAATTGTACAAATACTATATTTATTATAAATAAAACATTTATGTCAATCAAAGTTACAGACCAATACCCTGCCGGAACAGTATCCGATGAACAATTAAAAGAATTAGCTTTACAAAAATTTAAACAAGACGATGTAAAGCAGTTCAATTTTCCAACCGAAATTATTGATTTACCATCGCAAGGAAAAATTTATCCCGAAGGAAGTGCTTTACATTCAGGTAAAATTGAAATGAAATACATGACTGCTCGAGAAGAAGACATTCTTACTTCTGCAAATCTAATCAAACAAGGAGTTGTATTAGACAAACTATTTCAGTCACTTATCGTATCACCAATCAAATATAATGATTTGGTTACCGGTGACAAAAATGCAATCATGATAGCCGCTCGAATATTAGGATACGGAAAAGACTATGAAGTGGAAGTTACGTGTCCTAAGTGTGGTGAAAAATCCAAGGTGAATATTGATTTGAGTAACATTAAGGATAAGAAAATTTCAGAAGACGCCAAAATGATTTCACCAAACAATTTTCAATTCACATTACCAGTAAGTAGCAGAGAAGTAACTTTCAAACTTTTAACCCATGGCGATGAAAGAAAGATCGATTACACTCTAGACGCTATCAAAAAGAAGTCCAATAAAGACTCCGTTAACCCGGAATTATCTACAAGACTAAAGTACTTAATCACGTCCGTAGACGGTAATACAGAGCGAAGCTATATTGATCATTTTGTTGACAATGAATTGTTTGCTCAGGATTCAAAAGCTCTAAGAGCTCGTATAAAAGAAATAGCACCCGATACAGATTTAACATTTGATTTTGAATGTAATCATTGTAGTCATACACAGGAGGGTATGGCTATTCCTATTGATGTGAACTTTTTTTGGCCTAACTCCTAATTACCGCCCAATAGTACACAAAGAAATACACGATCTACTTTTTTATAGTAGAGGAGGTCATGATTTTCAAACTGTATACAATATGCCAATCTGGTTGCGTAGATTTTACTTTAAATGTATGCAAGAGTCTTATAAAGAAGAAAGAGAAGCACAGGAAAAAGCAAATAAAAATCAAAATAAACAGAAAGTTGCGAAACCTGGAATTAGATAATGATATACCTCGAATAGAAATATTCGAGGTATTTTCATCTAGAATGATATTTATTAGAAATACTCTAGTATTATGAAAAAATCAGAATTAAAACAAATCATACGAGAAGAAATATATTCTGCTTTGAACGAAGTAGACACTATACCTGTAGGTCCTGATGGTAATAAAGTTACAGATAAAAATGTTATACGTAATTTGAATATGGCACTTAAGTCTGTTAACAGTAGTATTCGACCTAAATTGATTGCTTTAATAGAAGATTCAGAAGCAGCGAAAGCACTTACCAATCCAGCACAAAAAGCCGCTGTGATAGGTGCATTAGCAGTAGCGTTCGGCATTACAGAAAAAGATTTTTCACAGATTGTAACTAGAATCAAATCAGTATTAAAAACTACTAATACAGATGCTCAAGCTTAAACCTATTGTAAACCAAATACTTGCTGAAGAACTTACCGTGCAAACGTACGGACAGTTAAAATCCATTATAGACGGTATAAAAACCAAACAAAAAGTGGTACAAGTATGGGACACTGCAAAAGGTGCAATGGTATCCGCTGCTGTGGATGAATTGATAGGCAAAATACCAGGAGGGCCGACTGCAAAATCAGCATTTGATTTTTTCCGTGCAGCATCTAAAAAACCTGATACAGTAAAAACCAAAACTTGGTTGGATAAATTGGACATTGATGATGACGTGTTAAAGATTGTTGATGATACTATAGAAAACAGTTTTTTAGAAGATTTCGCTAAACAAATTGAAAAAGAACCGGACGATAAAAAATTACCGGACGATTTCAATATGAATATTGAATTACAAACTTACATAGCCGATAAACACAACAAACGTACGGTTATGTACAAATAAAAGATATAACGCATATGAAAAAATCAGACTTAAAACAAATCATACGAGAAGAATATACGTCGGTGATAAAACACCCAATAAATGAAAATATGTTAGATTCAATTATTAAATTAGTACTGGGCGGTGTTATAGCAAAAAAGGCCCAGGAACTAAAAGATGACCCGGAATATAAAGAACTTGAAAGACGAGTTAAACAGTTCCAAAAAGAAATGGAACTACAAGGTAAACGAATTAAACGAATACCCCTCGATAAAAATCGTTATATTAAGCCATATAAAACGAAATACTAATAATGGCAAGTCCGGACCCGAACGATATTAAAGACTCTACAAAGCTTTTACAAGAACAAGTAAAAGTAATGAGAGATCTATCAAACGCTGTAGAAAAACTAGCGAAGTCATTTAGCGGCATCACTAACTCTATAACACCCGTGTCTGATGCTATGGAACGTTCTAAAAAGGTAATAGATGAGACGGTCGATCTAGCCGATAAACTGGGAGACAATATCAAAAATATAGGAACTGAGCAGTACAAACAACTAGATATTGGTACAGCTACTCGAGATTTGAATTTTGAAATAAATCGGTTATCTGAAATTAGAAGTACGAGCTCCAAAGACCTTACAAAAACGCAAAAGAAACAGTTAGAAAATCAGATCAAACAACTACAACGTTCTAGGGACCAACTAAAAAGTCAAAAGGATATAAGTGATGCTGCAGATAGAATGCATGAAAAAATCATTAAACAACAAGAAACGTTCACAAAATACACTAAGTTACTTAAAGAACCTAGTAAAATATTTGAAAATTTAGGTCATACCATTGAACATAAAGTATCCAAGCAATTTCATCAAGCATTAGCAGATCCCAAAGCATATAAACTTACCAGATTATCTGCAGCTATACAACTTGCCGTCGTTACGACTTTAATTGCAGGTATTCATAGAGCAATGCATTTACAGGAAGAAGTAAATGATATTAGTAAAGAATTCGGTACTACATATAAAGAATCATATAAAGTACTATCGAATTTAGAGGGTATGACAATAGCATCAGGAATCATCGGTGCTAATACTAAAGATGCGTTAGCCGCATATTCCGCTACTAGCGCGATATTAGGTACCAATGCTAAACTTACACAAGACCAACTAAATGCTCAGTTATTTTTGACAAAACAATTAGGATTTTCAGCAGACGAATCTGCTGCAATTGCATTAAACGCTGAAGCGACGGACGGTTCATTTCATCAACAATTTGCTGCAGTGGAGGGCATTGCTGATCAGTATAATAAATTAGCTGGTGATAATGTAAATGTTCGTAACGTATCTAAACAAGTATTAAAGACTTCAAATTCATTACGTGCTGCATATAAAAATAACACGAAAGAACTAACAATGGCTGTAGTACAAGCCAACAAATTAGGAATGTCTTTAGATAGAACTTCTGAAATATCTAAAGGATATCTAAATATAGAAGAAAGTATAAAGGATGAGATGGAAGCTCGAGTTCTTACCGGTAAAAATATAAATCTAAACGAAGCCAGATATTTAGCATTACAAGGTAAGTCTGCCGAGGCGGTGGCGTCTGCTGTTAAAGGTATAGGCGGTTATGAGGAATTATCTAAAATGCTACCATTTCAACAAGATGCTCTTGCAAAGGCAATGAATATGACCACAGATGAACTGTTACAGCAAGCTAAATTATCTAAGTTAGGTATCAAAGACATGAAAACCTTAACTGCAGAAGAAGAGAAACGATTAGAAAATGCGGCAGCGATAGGTGATGCGGATGCTAAACAACTTATGAAACAGAAACAGATAACAACCGCCCAGGAACGTATTGCTGATTTAGGTGAAAAGTTATTGGTAGTATTTGATAAGTTAGTAGCCGGTCCGATATCCGGATTATTAAATGGATTAAACTATGTATTAGATCCCGTTACCAAGTTGGTTTCGTCTTTAGGGCAGATTTTTACTAACGCAACATCAATAAAAGGCGTATTTAAAGAAATGGGCCCGATAGCTTCATTTATTGCCGCTGCCCTAGGTACCGCTAGTGTAGCAGTAACAGGAGTTTTACTTCCAGGATTAATCAAATCAGCGGCCGCTGCATTAATGGCTTTAGGACCGATGATAGCAACTGCAATGGCAGCTGTATCGACGGCAATTGCTAGTACTTTAGGTGTAGGCGCCGTTCCTATTATAGCCGGAATTGCCGCAGTAGCCGGTACAGTTGCCGCAATAACCTCTATAAGTGACGGTGTAATCAATCCGGACGGGGGACTAATGGTATCAGGACCAAAAGGTTCAATATCTTTAGACCCGAATGATTCTATAGTTCTTGAACCTATTTTAATTACTGTCGGCCCTGATGTGCTAGCTACTAATTGTTTTAGTAGAGCATTTTGTTCTTTAATGATAGATATAAGCTCCGTGTTGTCACCGCCGGTAGACTCTCCACCAAATAAATTTGTACCTGCAACTATAGAATCATTCGGGTCTAAAGATATTGAACCTTTTGGTCCTGATACCATTAGCCCCCCGTCCGGATTGATTACACCGTCACTTATAGAGGTTATTGCGGCAACTGTACCGGCTACTGCGGCAATTCC